TGACATAAAGAAAAGTAAAGAAAAGAAAAGTAAAGAAAAAGAAATAAAAGTAAATAAAGAGAGTGGCGTTGCAGCAGGAGCAGCAACCCTGTTTTCACCGGATTCTTTTGAGATGCTCTGTGTCAATACCCTGATCCATTCCTGTCTGGAAGGATTCCCGGGAGCCAGGGTTCCGGCAACCGACGAAGAAAGGTCCCAGTGGTGTGTCCACATTGAACGGATGCTCCGCATTGACCATCGGACAGAGGAGCAGATCCGCACCGCATTGGAGTATGCGGTCACAAACCAGTTCTGGAAGGCGAATATCCGGAGTACCAAGAAATTCCGGGAAAAGTTTGAAACTCTTTACATGCAGTCGCAGTCAGGAAAGACAGCGGCAAGGGCAACCGATGATAAGGCAGAACGGCTCAGGAGGTGGGCAGAGAATGGATAAGAGGGAATTCGCAGCACTGGCAGCTGCCATGGAAGAGTATTATGGCAGGAACCAGATAACAAAGAGTGCGGCATCCATGGATATCTGGTATGAACTGATCGGGGATATCCCCTATGGGCAGTGCAAGAACGCAGTAAGGCAGCTGATGGCTACAAATAATTTCTTCCCTTCCGCAGCTGAGATCCGTAAGCTTTGTACACAGACAGGGGATCCGGAAGCACCAAGCATAGATGATGCCTGGGGAATGGTCCTGAAGGCAGTAAGGGCTTATGGGTACATGCAGGAAGCAGAAGCCCTGGAAAGCCTGCCGGAACCGTGCAGGAGCGTGGTGAAGAACATTGGCTGGCAGAACATCTGCAGGAGCGAGAACATCATGGCGGAACGTGCATTCTTCCGTGATTCCTATGGTCCTAAGCTCCAGGAGATGAAGCGTGTAGGAATGCTTCCGCCAGGGATCCGGCAGGAAAACAGACAGAGATTAGATGACCAGATCAGAATGGCAGCAGGAAGGCTGCAGTTAGGCGGCGGTACAGATGGAGAAGATGGAAGAAATGCAGGCGGCGGAACTGGCAAGGCATAGAGTTGACCAGGGAGCCGGCGGGTATTATGCAAAGATCATGGACAAGGACCAGATCATAGCCAGGAGAGCCTATATGAGGAGCATCTTACGTGTGAGCTTCTTCTGGTGCACGATGAGCAACGCACAGCTGGACAACATGAGGCTGTGCAAGGCAGGAGATGACTTTATCGTGGAAGATACCGATAACAGGGAGTTTATCCTGCGGATCGACCGCAAATAAAGGGGGAAAGGAAAATGGAAGAGAATACAACAGTTCTGGAAACTCCGGAAGTGATAAAACATACAGGCGCGGAGTGGTACCGGGATGTATCCCTGGAAGATGCAGAGGTATTTATCCGGTCCAACCTGCAGTCAGCCGTACGCAGCGTGATCGCAACGGGATTTTACCTGAAGCATATCAGGGACAATGAACTGTATCTGGAAGCAGGATATAAGAACGTCAATGAGTATGCCATGGACAGGTTTGGTCTCAGTGCCTCTGCCACATCCAGGTACATCACTAGGAACACAAGGTTTTCCAGGGGCGGGAACAGTCCGCTCATAGATGATAGGTTTAAGGACTTCAGTAAGAGCCAGCTGCAGGAGATGCTTGGCATGAGTGACGAGCAGCTGGAGCAGGTCACACCGGATATGACCGTCCGGGAGATCCGGAGCATGGCAAGACCAAAGGAAGTCCCTTACATAGAGATACCAGGGCAGACGGAACTAAAAGATATCCCTGGGGTTATGCCGGAAGAGAGGGCGGAAAGCTTTGAAGCATCAACGGCGGAGCTGTTTGATGTGGAAGAGGATGAAAATATGGTCCAGCCGGTGTCAGGTAAGCCTATTAGCCAGGAAATACCGGTTGCAGAGCTGATGGAAGAGGAAAATGCGGAGATTGCGACGTCGCAACTGCTTCTGGAAGAGACTGCTGCCAATGAGCAGCGGAATGAACCTATAGATGTTGCCGAAAAGCAGCAAATGGGCCATTGCTTACACCGCCCAGAATATGAGTGCTCTTTACCGGAAGAATACATGCACCGGTCTGGAAGTGGAACAGACTGTGCCCATGAGTGCTGCTGGAAGTGCGTCAAACATGGGGAATGCAAGCTTGAATGCAACAGTTCGGCTGATCGTCCTGAAACAGAGGAAGAGATTGCGACGTCGCAAACGGATACTGAAGCTTCCGAAAATGAAATGAAAGAACGTACAGACATGGAAATCCTGAGAGAACTGCTGGAGAGAAAGAAGCAGCTTCTTAGCAAATGTCTGGGAACTCCCGGCATTGATAAGTCAGATGAGCATATCAGAATGCAAAAGCTGGAAGTAGGCGCTTTGACTTCTATGCTGTGTGAGCTGGAAGATTTGGAAGAGAAAAAGGATAGACCGAAGCAGCTAGAGCTTCCACAGCTCAAGAACAATGACCAGAGAGCAGCTTTTATTGATGCGTATGAGACCTGGACACTCTGGATCGATAACCAGGAGACCGGTGAGCGGTATTACCGGTATGATCTGCCAGATGGAACAAGCTTTGTTATCAAGACATATCACTCCATGCTCTATGACTGGAAAGCTGATGTTGCCATGAGTTACAAGGAAGGGTATGGAGCAAATGAAGAGTATCTTCTGGAGCCTGGAAAGTTTTTCAGAGACTGTCGGGCGAACAGGAGCATGCTGGTCGAGAAGTTGAAAGAGATACAGAAAACTACAGTAAAAGAAAATGGAGGAGCAAAATGAAGATTAGATTATCAACCCAGGGTATGTCCCTGAATATAGAGGTACCGGAAGACAAGGCAATGGCTGTATATCGTGGACTGGCAGAAAAACTGCTTATACATGCGTGTGCTCAGGAAACACAGATGCCCAAAACAGTGCTTCAGCCAAAAATTGTAGTAAATCCACCAATGCCTCCTGAAGCCATAAAACCGCCTACTGAGGCAGAAACTCAGGAAAATCCTATCTTACCAGAAGCGAAAGATGAGCCGGAAAATGAGGGATACACTGGCTTCATGAAAATCCGATGCAGTAAATGTGGTAAGGAAAAGACTTTTTGCAGCAAGACGCCTTTGACGTATTTCAAATGCATGGAGTGTGGAACAAAGACAGAGCTTGTAGGATTGGCTAAGTTATATGCTGACTGTAGATGTGGCCGTAACTCTTATTATTTTACAAATATCGAAGATGCGGAAATTGATGTTAAGTGCATTGACTGCGGAACTGCTATAAAAACCGAATGGGATGTAGCAAAGAAATGCTACAGAACGGTAAAAGAGGAGGATTAGTCATAATGCGATTAACAGAAAAGGATGACTTGGGACATTGGTTCTTAAAAGGGCTTGAATGGGGACAGCTGCGGGAAGGAAAGGTTATTACCAAGGCTGTAGCACAGAAGTTGTATGGTGCGCTATGTAAGCTTAAGGACTATGAGGATACGGGCTGCAACCCAGATGACGTAGAACGTCTGAATGACTTTACCCAGAATGAAGCTGTAAAACTGGTGCAAAAGCTGAATGCAGAAGAGAAGAAGCACAGATGGATCCCGGTGGAGGAACGGCTGCCAGAACTTGGGGAATATGTATTAATTTCATTTTCCAACTTCTCAGTCCCAGCCATTGGAAGATATGACGAGGACGAAGAGGGCGGAGCATGGTTTATTGGTGATGAGACAGAATCACTTGTTAGTCAGGATATGTTTGTGAATGCATGGATGTCGTTGCCTGAGCCATACAGGGCAGAGGTTGAAGAAAATTAAGATACGGAGGAAAATGAAATGGGATTAGCAGATACGTTTGGCGCAGAGGATAGAGTGCAGGTGAAGTTTTCAGATTTTTATAAACTGATGAAACAGGCTACGCAGTATGAAATAGCCATGAATGCGGTGGGATGTGATGTGCCGCATAGATATATCAGAGAATGCATGACAGGAGTAAAAGAGCCGCAGAAGCAGGGTATACAGATTGAACTGGAAAATCCGGCGAATAAGAGCATGATGTCAGCCAAGAAAGGACAGGTCAATGGATAGGACATTAAAGGTTGTATATATTTGGATAGTGCTGGCCCTAGTCTGGATGGGATTAGAGCTGTTACTGTACGGCGAAATCCAGCTGAGGACAGTAGATGATATTATGTGGTTTCTGTTTTTGCCATTTATTTATATGGCGGTAAATTAAGATTTGGAGATGATGTGAATGGCAATGATTGCATACCAATGCAGCAGGTGCAAGTTACTACAAGATGCCGATGATTATGTATGGTGCGGCGCGGATATAGATCCAAGACCGAACCACCGAGAAAAGGGAGATGCAAAGCGGTGTCGCAGTAATTTTGCGCCGCTTGAAAAATCAGAGATATGGCATGAAAAATTTGCTTGGGAGTAACGTAATTTTAAGATTTGGAGGATACTATGAAAAAGTGGGTAGAGAACAAAGAACCATCCGGCGCAGTGGTTCACACGCTTGTGTTCGGGCATCATGGAGATGATCCCAAAGTCATAGTGGCGTTGTTTAGAGATTCAGAGGGAGATTGGTTTACAACATCGAATGTGCTCGATACATACTGGAACTTGCTGACCGGCAAGGAAATGTGTGAACATGATGCCAAAATGATGGTAGAGGAAATGATGTACGATCATTTTGCGGATGAAAAGAGGTATTACGAGGAAATTTGCGAAGAGCTTGATATGGAAAACTGAAATTTAGAGGAGATAGCCTATGAATAACAAACATGTAAAGCAGTATATCATCCAGAATATAAGCCACATAGAAGACAGCCTGTTCCTTCGCCAGATCTACACACTGGTAAAGCTGTACCTGGAAAGAAAAGACCGGAAGCATACCGGTAAAGCAGCGTAATGTGGAAAC